GAATTTTACCGCCGACTGACAAGCACGGACGCTGAAGAGCCATCCGAAGAAGAAGGCACCGATAACGAGGACAATACCGACGACTCTGAAGAGACTGAAGATGCTTCCGACGAAAGTCCAGAAGACGATGAGGAAACTGAAGAGAGCGATACGGAAGACACTGAAGAAACTGAAAGCGACGACACCGACACAGAAAACGATGAGGAAGAAGAGGTACCACCGAAAGACACCAAGGGTAAGAAGCCTACGGTTATCGAGTCGGATGATGCCATAGTAAAACTCAAGGTTGACGGACAGGTAGTTGAAGCATCCATCAAGGATCTAAAGCGTCTATACGGTCAAGAAGCCTCATTAACTCGAAAATCCCAAGAAGCTGCACAGATAAAGCAAAAGGCAGAAGAGAGTGGTCAGAAGTATGTGGCTGGTCTCGAAAATCTACTTAAACGCGCTCAAGAACAGGCAGCTCCCTACGCTAACATTAATTTCCTTGCGCTAACTAAAGACCCTAACGTTTCTTCCGAAGAACTAGCAGCACTATCTGACGCTGCAAATAAAGCTTTTGAGAACGTTCGTTATCTGGAGTCTGAGTTAGATGGTGTTGTCAAGAAGGCAACCGAAGAACGGCAACAGCAGCTTATGGTTGCAGCCAGAGAAACCATCAAGGTCTTGAGTGACCCTAAGACTGGTATCCCCGGTTGGAACGAACAGCTCTACAATGACATTCGTCGTTTTGCTGTTGAACAAGGAATGAATGAACAAGTTGTCAACGAGATGGTTGACGCTACAGCGTTCAAGATACTGCATAAAGCTATGCAATACGAAAAAGGGAAGCAGGCCGTTACTAAAACAAAGAAGGTAGATAAGACGCCTAAGAAGATTATCAAAGGTACACCAGACGAAGCCATTAAGAAAACTAGGGCTGAACCAAAACAAGACGCAATGAAACGTCTGCATAAGTCTGGACACGTTGATGATGCTGCTGATGCTTTCCTGTCACGTTGGGAAAAATAGTAACCCATCTTTCTAGGAATATTAATTACAATGGCTAATACATATACAGCCTACGAAGTCGTAGGTAAGCAAGAAGATGTCTCTGACATCATCACAAACATCTCTCCAACCACCACGCCATTCCAGTCAATGATTGGAACGGAAAGCATTCACAACGTGCTGTTCCAATGGCAGGAGGACGCACTCGCTGCTGTCAATACGTCGAACTATCAGTATGACGGCTTCGATGCTTCTGAGTCTGCACTAACGGCAACGACCATTCGTTCCAACTATTCGCAGATCCTCCAAAAATCAATTAAGGTTGCTGCAACGGTCGATAAGATTGCTCGTTATGGTCGCGCTAAGGAAACTGCGTATCAGCTCGCTAAAGCAGGAGCTGAACTTCGCCGTGACCTTGAGTACTTCCTGACGAACTCTCAGGCAGGCACGGGTGGACAGAACGCTGCTAACAATCTCCTTACGTCCATCGGTAACACGACAGGCGGCTCTGGTTCAGCAGCTCTTCCACGTAAACTTGCTGCATTCCAGTCACAGGTAGATACGTCAACCTATGGCTCCGCATTGCTCACGAAGACGGGTTCTTCAAGCACCGCAATGACGGAAGCTAACCTCACGACTGTTCTTCAGCAGCTTTTCAACAACGGTGTTGATCCTAAGTTCCTTATGATACCACCGGGAGAAGCTTTGAACATCGCAAGCTTCGCTACAGCAACTGGCCGTTACCGATTTGCAGACAATGCAGAAGCTGAAGCAGCTCGTCGTGTGGTGAATGTTATTGACCTCTACGTCAGCCCATTCGGTGAAGTTAAGGTTATCCTTAACCGCTTTCAAGTGAACACTGACCATCTGATCTTCGATCCAGACATGTGGAAACTGATGGTTCTCCGTCCGTGGACACGTACGCCACTCGCTACGATTGGTGACGCTGAACGCCAGATGATTGTCGGTGAGTTCTCACTTAAACATCGAAATTGGGGAGCAAGTGGTATCGTTCGTAAGAGCGCATAACACCCCTTAAAATAAACGGGGCTATGGGAAACTGTAGCCCCACCTTAAGAAACAAATGACCACAGACACTGATCTAATTAACCCAGAGGTTACGTTCCACGAAGACCCTGATGCCGCATTGGTTATCAAAAAGGAACAAGCAATACCACAGTCCTTCTTGGACAGACTAAAGGTTGCTCGTGATGATAGCGCGAACAATCGTATGGGTGACTTCCACCGTATTGCATCCATCCCGACTGTAGTTGTCGAAAAGTGGATGCGTGAAGGTTTTAACATTTGGGACAAAAACATTAAGGCTTCTGAGATTGTTGCAAGGTTGAAAACCGAAAACCTAGAAGCGTTCCTAACGACGACCAAGAGGATTTAACATTGGCTATTGATGCAAAGAATACTGACAAGGGTACCATAGCTGCTCTTGCTGCTGCTGGCTCTGGAACAGTAACTAGCTCCGACATCATGAACCCTACAGGCTCTGGTGTACGTGTGTCTATCAACGTGTCTGCTATTAGTGGAACTTCAGCAACTCTGGTTGTTAAGGTCCAAGGTAAAGACGTTGCTTCTGGCACCTACTACGACATCATGACTGGCCCTAACATCACTGCAACTGGCTTTACGTCTATGGTGATCTACCCCGGCATTACGCAGTCTAACAGCTCAACTGTTCGTTCTGATCTAGTGCCTGAGTGGTATCGAATTTCCTACACCATCACTGGTACAACCCCTTCAGTTACTGGAACCATTGGCGTCTGTAGTCAGATATAAGAGGATAAAACGTAATGGCTTTCGTTGACGTTAAAAACCAATTCCTAGGACTTCTCAATCGTAGAGACATTACGCCTTCTCTGACCAACACATTTCTTCAGTTTGGTATCCAGCGTATTCAAAGGGAACTCCGTGTCCCTGCTATGGAGAAGCTTGCTGACTTCGTGACTGATGGTTCTGCTAGTGTTGCTGTTCCCGGTGATTACTTGGAGATGATTAGTATCTACACAACGGATACCACCAGCCACAAAAGGCTAGTGCGAACTGATGCTCAAACGATTTTAGATTATTCTCAGATACCGGGGAACCCTCAGTATTACTCCAGAATAGGTGGGTCTTTCGTTATAGGACCAGTGCCACCATCTGGAACTAATATCTTCATTTACTACTATGCAGATGCTTCAGCGTTAGTTGCTGATAGTGACACTAATTGGCTAACTGAAATAGCACCTACACTATTGGTTTATGCAGCCCTTGCTTACTCTGCCGACTATTACCTCGATGATAGAAAGCAGATGTTTGAAGCCTCCTATCTGCAAATAGCTGAACAACTACAGAACATGGCCTTACAAGATGAACTAGAGAACGCCTCAGTATCATCTGCCTATGACTCATCTCCGAATTACATCGGTCCATTTTATGGGTGGTAATATTGTCTAGCTCATCGTTTTTCTCAGGTACTAATCCGACCCCTACTGAATATCAAACAGCAGTTAACCTAGTAGCTCAAGCTACCGAACAGGCTACCCTTGCTATTGCTGCTGAAACTGCTGCTGTTAACGCAGCCACTAGTTCACAAAACTATTCGATAGCCGCTGGTACCTCAGCGACATCGGCAGCTAACCAAGCATCCGCTGCTGCTACCAGTTCCGCTGGTGCATTGACGTACAAGAATGCTGCCGCTAGTTCTGCTTCTGACGCAGCGACATCAGCTACTAACGCTGCTGCCAGTAACACTTCAGCAGGAACCTCAGCTACTAACGCAGCCAACAGTGCTTCTGCTGCTGCTACAAGCGCAACGGCGGCTGGTACCTCAGCGACAAATGCTGCCTCTAGTTCCTCTGCTGCTGGCACTTCAGCAACTAACGCTGCTGCTTCTGCTACCTCAGCATCTAACAGTGCATCTACAGCTACCACTCAAGCAACTGCTGCTGGAACGTCAGCTACCAATGCGGCTACTTCAGCTACCAATGCAGCCAATAGTGCATCAGCAGCAGCTACCTCAGCTACTAATGCCGCTGCGTCTGCTACGAGTGCATCTGGTAGTGCAACTACAGCTACCACTCAAGCGACCAATGCGTCTAACTCAGCGTCTGCTGCCAGCACATCAGCAACCAATGCGTCTAACTCAGCGTCTGCTGCTGCTACCTCTGCTACCAATGCAGCCTCTAGTGCAACTGCTGCTGCTACGAGTGCGTCTAATGCAGCCTCTACGTTAGCGGGTGCTTTAGTCAAGACGAACAATCTGTCTGACCTGAGTAACGTGGCTACCGCAAGAACTAACCTTGGTCTTGTCGCTTCAGCTACAACAGATACCACTAACGCTTCTAACATTAGCTCAGGGACACTTGCAGTTGCTAGAGGTGGCTCAGGCGCTACAGCAACTACAGGCTCAGGTAGCAACGTGTTGGCTACAAGCCCACTGCTGACAACGCCTCAGTTACTTGGGTCATCTACTGGTTACACTACGTTTGCTTCTGCTAACGCTGGTGCTACCAACTACACGCTTACGTTCCCTGCTGCTACAGATACTGTAGTTACACTT